TGGTTGTCGAACTGCTGCGCGTCGGAGACCAGCTTGTCCACGATGGTGCGGTTGCGCTTGATCGACTCCAGCGATTCCTGCTGGTACTCGTCGTACGTCCGCTTGATGTTGGCGAAAAGGACATTGCCGTAACCGGCGTTGACCTGGCTCTGGTTCTTGAAGAACTCGTCCGAGGCGGTTTCGAACTCCCGCTCGGCCTGGTTCGGGGTAGCAACTTCGGGCATGTGTGATTACTCCTTCGAAGGGGTTTGAGTTGAGAAACGTTGTCCAGTCGCGGCGTGGACAGGCGTAAGGTTGAGCGCTTCCTGTAGCCGCCGCAGAATCACGTCGCAGTAGGCCGGGCTGATCTCGACGCCGTGGCCCACGCGGTCAAGTTGCGCGGCAGCGACGAGGGTGGTCCCGCTCCCGGTGAACGGGTCGAAGACCACGTCACCAGGATCAGAGAATGCTTTGATGAAGAAGTCCGGGATGGCCCGCGGGAACGGCGCCGAGTGCGATCCCTGGCTCGACTCGGTCTTGGCCTCGATCACGTTGGATGGCCGGGCGACGCCGCCGCGCCGGCCATCCGCGTCGCTGCGGCGCGTCGTTAGCCACGCAGCCTGGTTCTTGCCCTTGTCGGCAGCCGCACCACGAGGACCGGTGCCCAGGAGTCCGCTGCCGGATGTCGATTTCGGGTTTTCCGACGAGTAGTCGAAGCAGTCATCCGACCAGTGCCCAACCGCTCGCGGGTTGAACTTGATCGTGCGGCCGCGCGAAAAGTGGAAGATCGGCTCCCAGGCGTTCTTAAAGCGGTTGTTCCAGCCGCCGGGCACTCCGTCGTCCGTCTTCCGCCAGCAGAGTTCATCGACGAACCGCCAACCCCACTGCCGCTTGTGAGCCAGCACCAGATCCATGACGTAGGTGTGCCGCTCGCCGTCCTCGGCATGCGCTTTGATATTCAGGAAGTAGGATCCGTCAGGCGCCAGCACGGATTCGATCGCCGAAGCAACGGCCCGGTACCAGGCGGAGTACTTCTCCGGCGGCACGGGTTCAAAGCCGCTCGACGGGTCGTATTGCCGTTGCGTCGCATAGGGTGGCGACGTAATCACCACACTCGCTTTCCGTCCTTCGAACAGCCGCTCGACGGTAGCGGCGTCCCGGCAGTCGCCGCAGATCAGCCGATGCGGCCCAATTAGCCACAGATCACCGGGGCGCGTCACCGCCTCTTCGGGCACCTCCGGGATGGGCGCCTCAGCCTGCTCTGTCTCGGCGACGTCGCTTCCTCGTTCCAGCGACGCGATGAAATCGTCGATCTCCTTGGCGTCGAATCCGGCGAGTGTCGCGTTGAATCCAGCTTCCGAAAGCTCCTTCAGTTCCTGCGCCAGCAACTCCGAATCCCAGCCCGCAACCTCCGACAGCCGGTTGTCCGCGACCAGGTACGCCCGCCGCTGGTTGTCGTCGAGGTGGTCCAGCACGATCACCGGCACGCTCGCCATGCCCAGCTTCCGGGCCGCGAGCAACCGTCCATGGCCCGCAATCACGCCGGCATGGGAATCCACCAGGATCGGATTGTTGAAGCCAAATTCCATGATCGAAGCGGCAATCTGCGCCACTTGCTGCTCGCTGTGGGTCCGCGGATTCCGGGCGTACGGCACGAGCCGCTCCAACGGCCAGACCTCGATCCGCTGTGCCAACGCTGTCATCGCCACGTCAACCGGAGTGTCAACCTGTCAACCTGAAATTCAGTCCAGACGCTAGCCTTAGCGTGCAATCGGAACACCCGCCGCCCGGAGCCTCTTCCGAGGACCCAATGGACCTCAACGTGCCTTACGGCGCGGCCGCCTCTTGGGCCGGCTCGCCGATCGGCTGGTGAACGCACCGCGCATCCAGGCAATGAAGCGTCCACCTTGCTTGGGCGTGCGGGTTGTCATCGGGCAAGGCATCCCTGGACCACTGAGAAGAACGCCGGCTCGATGTTGAATTCGACGCCGTCCTCGTCGCGCAACCGGAGCTTCCGAAGCCTCCAGCAGCGACCGTTCTCCAGCGTTTCGATGAAGCTGTAGCGTGTGCCGAGCTTCACGCGCGCCTCAACCGGACTCTTGCCGTCCTCCCGCCGCAGCCAGATCGCCTTCAAGTGTCCTTTGCGCCCGTAGGACGGCTTCACGAATCCACCGTCGATCAACCGCTTGGCGGCTTCGGCGGTTCGGAAACCAAGCGACCGTCCATCCGGCGCATAGTAGGGGATCTTCTGGTCAGGCTTCATCGAGGCACACTTCGGGTACGGCAGCACAGGGAAGGAGATTGGCGAGAGTCCCGTCTCTCGGTATCCGTTGTAGGAGATTCTTCCGGAGGGTGCGCTTTGCGCCGGCCTATCGAACCGAGCCCCTGACAATAGATACTCACGCGATCGGCAAACTGTCTACTCAGGAATCAACGGAGGCGTGTAATCCATGGTTGCTCGACGAGCATGTTGTAGAAGCGCTGCCGCACACCATTGGGCAGGATGATCTCGATCGACTGCCGCGTAACCTCACCAATCTCGTCGTGAGGTTTCAGGTAGCAAACCAAGCCCCGGTCGTGAGAGACGCCAAACCTGCCGGACGGACCTGTGGCGTAGAGTTGGTCCGTGGTCCATCCCAGACTCACTGCTCGCTCTCGAATCGCATCAACCTTCGCCAGGACGGTGTCCTTTACTGCCTCTGCGGGTCGGGTCGGCTGCGGAGGAGAATCCGGTTCGGCGACAGGCGGCTCGTAGGTTCGCGTGTCGAGGCCGCGGACAGCTTCCAGTAATGCGGGCTCACCGAATCGACGGACGGCCCAATCCTGAATGGTGTTGAACTTCTCCCGGAGCGCATCGAACTCTTCGCGGCTGAACTGGCCGGCATTGGTTGCCAGTTTCGCCATCGTCATCTTCGAGCGGAGCCAGGCGAAATACTCGGGGTCGAGCCGTCGGTAAGCGGTGTCGTTGATCTGAACATCACGCGCGAAGACTTGTGGCCGGTCGGTGGTCCACGTTCGCAGGCAAGTCGATACGAACATCTCAACCTGCGATTGGTGTTCCAGTGTTCCAGTCTCAGAATCAGCGCCGGACTTTACTGGAACACCGGAAGTCTCTGATGGCAATAGACTTTGTGGCCCGTGTTCCAGTGTTCCAGTCGCGCAGACGGGTTCTGTACTCTTTCCATAAAAATTTGAACTGTGTGTGTCGACCCGGGTGGTGGAGTTATGCATTTCAATTCTTCTCTCGCGTGCGCGCGCGATGGATGACTGGAACACTGGAACACCGCCTTGAAAACAAGGCACTTAGACTGGAACACGAGACTGGAACACCGACTGGAACACGGGGTGAGACTGGAACACGCCTTCACTCCGCGAATGTTGGCCGCCGGTACCGCCACTCTCTTGCGCCGCGCGATCCGGCATTGAAGCGAGTCCAACCGTTCGCCCGTAGGCAGCGCGCGACCCGGTTTCGGTCCCACTGCGTCCAGGCGTCCTTCTTCTTTTCGAGGCACATGGTGAGGACATCAGCTATCGATACCGACTCCCGATCGGTCGCCCACTCGAGGATCAGTTCGTCCCATGGATCGCCTTCGTACCGCTCGGCCTGCTCCTGAGCAGCTTCGCGGTTGAGAGCCACCGAATCGAGCCACCAAGGTTTCCCGTCGAAGTAAAGCGATGTCGCCTCGGCCCAGAGTTGGTCCCGGTTCTCCGCCAGCGAGTCGACATCGATGACTGGGGCTTTGCATTCGACCGGCCAGAAGCGGCGGCCACCGGTTTCGTCGCGCAGATAAGCAGCATGATTTACGCTGCCGGCGAAAATGCACTGGCGCGGTGACTCGATGGGCCGCTTCCCGTAAGGAGGACGGAAGCGATCCGCACCGCGACTCATAAACGCCTTGATCTTGCCGATGTCCGACCGTGACAACGAGTCCAACTCCGCGATCTCGATCACCCAGACACCACGGGTCTGCAGCGCGGCATCTTTCGACCCGATGTCGGCGATTTCGTCGGTGAACCATGGCTGGGCGAGAATGCGCAGGGCTGTCGACTTGCGGATGCCCTGTTCGCCTTCGAGAATCAGGCAGCAGTCGGCCTTGCATCCCGGCTCGAACACGCGAGCCACCGCTGAGATCATCCACCTCGATCCGACCGCTGCAGCATAGGGCGAAGCGGGAACGCCAAGATAATCCGACAGCCAAAGGTGAAGCCTCGGTGTTCCATCCCAAACCAAGCTCTTGAGGTATTCTCGGACCGGATGGAAGAGCCGCTCTCGCGCGACGGACTCCACCGCCTGCGCCGCACTTTCCACCGACACGTAGATGCCTTGGTGGTGAAGCCAATCGGTCGCCAGAATGTCGTCATTCGGGCACCAATCCACCGGCAAACTGGTATCCGGCGTCAGCCATGGCGCAGGCTTCTGAATGACGGTGAAGTGGGCGAACTCATTGTAGGCGAGGACGCCCGACCACTCGGGCGCGCCGCGAAGCGCCGTGATCGCGTTAGCCAGCACCGGTTTCACGGTCCCGTTCAGGTTCAGCAGAAGGGAGTCTCGCCATGACTGCACGCCCGGCTTGGTGGCTGCAGCGGCTTGCTGGCGCGATCGGCTCCCTCGCGGACCGTCGATCCGGACCACCTTCATCTGCTGCCGCAATGCCGAAATCGGAACACGGTTCTTCCCGCACTTCTCTTGAATGAGCTTGAGGTGGCGCGGCTGTTCGATGGGATCCAGTTGCTTCACCTCGACAAGGACGGGGCCCAGCGTCTTTGCCAGTTCCGCGTCCGGTGTTTCGGGAGAGAGTTTGGAGATGGCCGACTCGAGGGGCGTCTGCGCGGCGGCAAGGATCTGCTCGAAATCCGATGCGGACCTTCCAGAAGCAAAGTACTCGTTGACGTCGATCTTCGCCTCCGCCAGTAGCCGCTGCGCTTCGGAGCTGTCAGCGGGCGCCGATTCCAATGCCTGGCGTGCGGCGAGTTGTTTGTCCCCCAACGGCAAGATGGCCACGCGGGTTGCGATACCGTGTTCGGCAAGGATGCGCGCCGTCTTCAGCGCGCCTTGTGTACCCGCCTGCGAGACCTCGTTGTCCTGGCAGATGAACACGGTCTTCACGCCGGCGAGTTTCGGGAGGAGGCGATCCCAGTCAGCGTCGCGGATCTGCACGGTGACGGGCGATACCGCAGGGAAGCCCTTCTCCATGAGCGAAATGCAGTCGGTCACCCCCTCGGTGATAACGACCCGCTCTGGGCGCGTGACAAGCACGTCCTCGTTGTACAGAACGTCGTTCCGGATGCACGGCGCTACATGGCCGTTGTTTCGGTCGTTGCGGACAGCCAGCTTCTTGTACTTGGACTTTTCCCACTCGAACTCCGGTGTCCATGGAGTCCGGCGCCCAATCATGAAGACGACATGCCCGCGGCTCCAATACGGGAACACAATACGGCCATCAAAGAAAGGAACGACACCGTCCTGCGCAGTTGGCCGGAATGCCGAAGTGGCGGTCAGTTCCCGCAGGCTGAAAGCACTGGGGCCTTCTTGAAGGACACGCGCAGGACTGGGTTCCGCGTTGTCCGCGAAACCGATCTTCAGCCTTGCAGTGGTCTCGAACCCAATGCCGTACTTCGCTTGAAACCATCCGAGCACTTCGGAGTTCCCAATCAACCGTTGGTGATACACGTCGGCCAGTGCCGTCAACGCTTCCCGCACCCGAAGGCTGAGGCAGTGTTCCTCCTCGATCTCTGAGATCTCCTCCGCGTTGCGCCCGATACGAGACAGGGCGGGAAGCCCGACGCGTTCGGCGAGGAAGTCGCGGGCTTGCCGGTGCGATTCGGGCATCGCTCCCGATCGGCCGCGCGTGACGACACCGAACCGGATGAACTCGACAAGCTGGAGTACGTCACCGCCCAAGCCGCAGCCGAAACAATACCAGCCCTGCCGATCGAGCATGATGTGCAACGAACGTTGTGACTGGCTGCGATGGTTCGGGCAGTCGCAGAAAAGCGTCCGGTCAGACTCCTGCATGATCCGGCCGCCGAGCAGTTCACGCGCCAGTTCGCCGATATCGACATCGGTCAGCCGCCGGTAATACTCTTGCACCTCCATAGGCGCACTCATTGGCCACGAGCCCCCTCGAGCAGGAAAGAAAGGAAGGTGTTCCGCCGATCCACCTGTCGCTTGTTAACGCAATTGTCGATGCCCCACCGGTCGCCCAGGATGATCACCGATCCCTTCGCACGCGTCACTGCCGTGTACAGCAGGTTGCGATGGTGCATGAAGGAGTGCGATTTGTGGGCGATCACGACTGCACACGGAAATTCCGATCCCTGCACTTTATGGATCGACGTCGCGTAAGCCAGGTGGATGTTTCCGATGGCATCGGACCCGGCATCGATCTCCACCGGCCTGCCATCGAAGTCGATCGACAGCGACCCATCCGATCGGGCCTCAAGCACAACACCCATCGCGCCATTCATTACGCCCAACTCGTAGTCGTTCTTCGTCTGAATGACCTTGTCGCCGGCGTAGAGCGGCGGCCGACGGTTGGGATCGACTGGCGGAACGTTGAGCCTGTACAGCCGCTTCTGCAGAAGCTGTTGCAGGGCGACGTTCAACTCCACCGTGCCGAGCGGACCCTTGTGCGTTGGCGTCAGCACCTGGACGTCGCGGATCAGGTCGTACCCGAGCCGGTTGCTCAACACCTCGTCCAACAACAGGAGCAGCATTCTGCGGACGTCTTCCCGATCGGAGAACTTGTCGATGACGTACCAAGGGCGACGCGCGCCCACCTGCACATCCGACGTCGGCCGGACCTCACCAGCGAGGATCGCGGTGGAGTTCTCCTTCAATACCCCCGCCTGGCGGATGATTCGGGTCAGGATGGTTGTTGGAATCGCCGCCGAACGAACCAGATCCCGGAGCAAATTCCCCGGACCTACGGGCGGCAGTTGGTTATGGTCGCCGACCAGCACGACCGCTGTCCGCGAGCGGTCGATCGCTTGGAACAGCCGCCAGGCGAGCGGAACATCCACCATGGAAACCTCGTCGATGACGAGGATGTCGGCCTCGACTGGGTTGAGCGCATCGCGCGCGTAGGTGTGGCCGTTGAAGCCCAAGAGCCGGTGGATCGTGCTCGCCTCGATGCCCACTACCTCCTCCAGCCGCTTGGCCGCCTTGCCCGTCGGAGCCGCAAGGACGACCTTCCGTTCCAGCCGCTCGGCGATAGAGGCGATCGTCGAAACCGCATAGGTCTTTCCGCTCCCCGCGCCGCCTGTCATCAACGAGAGGGAGTAAGTCAGTGCATTCCTCACAGCCTGACGCTGCTCCGCATTGAGCTCGCCGCCCTCGGCATCGAGCAATCGATCGACATCGGCAACAGAATGTGGGCTGCTTGCCGCACCCGCCCTCAAGATAGTGGCGAGTTCCGCTTCCATGCGATGGATCTCCGGATCGGCAACCACGAGCCGCTCAAAGGCATGAGAGATCAGGCGCCCTTCCGCGATCAGAGCTTCCAGGTGGGTCTCGATCACCTCACGGCTGTCGAGGGTGTCCATCACCAGCAGAGTGTTGGCACGGTCAAGAAGATCCTCGTATTCGACCCAGCAGTCGCCGTTGTCCAGCGCCTCGAGGACGCAGTAGTGCAGCCCCGCGCGGATGCGGGAAGGGAGGTCCTTCGGCGTTCCGAGCTTCCGCGCGATCTTGTCGACCCGCTTGAACCCGAACCCAGAAATCTCGCGCACCAGGACATACGGATCGTGCTCCAAAATCGGGACTACTTGGCTGCCGAACTTTCCGACCAGCGTTGTGACCTGGTGGTGGGTCAGTCCGAACGCCGCGAGGTACGCCATCGCGGTGTTGAATTCGCTGTTGGCGATCCAGATCCGCTGCAACTCCATGGCGGTCTCGACTGGAACCTTCGCGATGGCGGCAATCTCCTCTGGCCGGTTGCGGATTGCTTGGTCGAACTCGCGTCCGAAGCGGTCCGCGATGAGCCGCGCCTTCGCGGGTCCGATGCCCTTCACGTCGGGGTGATTGGCGAGGAAGTTGGCCAGCCCCTCGGGGTCCATCTCCAGGTCGTGCCCCATACAGTCCGCCTCGAACTGGCGGCCATACTTCGGGTGATTCACCCACCGTCCCTCCAGCCGGACGGCATCGCTCGTTCGCACGAATACCCGACCCGCGAATTTCACATCCTCGCCTTCAGAAGTGCGGAGCCGCCCGGCGCTGAACGTCGGCCCCGAATAGAACACCGTCTCCACGGTGCCGCGGATGCATGTGCGATCTGCTGTCATCGATCCCACCTCCTTCGCGCCGCAAGCAGGTACGCCTGCGTGAACTGGCAAGCGGCCTGGCGATTGCCACAGAAGAACACCGGGATGCGGTAGTCGAGGATGATCGACAGGGCGCTGCCGAGGACGGCATTCGGGTGGGCGTCGCCTCGATATCGCTGCTGGAGGACGTCAGCCACGGCCCCCTCCACCACCACACAGGCCGCCCTGTAACCGGCCAACACACGCAATTCCCGGCGGAATCGAGCCCGGGCATGGACTACCGTCCCAACAAAATCGTCGAGAGACTTGCGCTCAACAGCGACCTCGCCTTCGAGGCCCTCGATGGAGTAGTCTCCGGCCGGCAGCGCTCGCCGCACGGCAGCCGCCAGCCGGGTATCGAACGAATATGGCTCCTGTTCGCGGGTGTCGATGACGATGGTGGCCGCTGATTCCTCAGAACGGGACAAGGGCATCCCCGGCGTCCTGGCGAAATTTGCCCGGCTCGCGGCTGGTGTCGATGCGGCGATTGAAAAAGATGTTCTCGTTGTCGCCCTTGGTGCGCTTGGTGACCTCGAGCTTGACGTCCAGCAGCTTGCTCAGGTGTTTGGGCAACTCGGAGATCCGTTCCAGGTCAAGCCCGCACAAGTGCAGGTCGGTCTTGACGTACTTCAGCGTGTTGTGGGTGATCACGCTGTTCCGCCACATCAGCCGGTTGACGAACTTCGGCGCGATGACGCGGAGCGTCCACTTGATCATCGGGTTTCCGGTCGACTGCGCCTCGGTCAGTTCAACCTTCTCCACGTTGACCTGATACTTGCCATCAGGCACGCTCTCGAAGTCGCTGCGCTCTTCGGGCTGCTCGCTGCGGAATCCATCATCGAACTGCGAGAGATCAATCGAATGTTTACTCATGGTTTCTTCTCCTGTCGGGAACTCACTTGGCCGCCGCCGGCGCCTTCGCTGCGGCAGCCGGTTTCAGCGGGGCCACGGCAGTATTGAAGGCGTCCAGGAACTTGCGGAAATCGAGATCGATGGTCTCGGGGAGCCGCCCCGTGCGATCGCCGGCTTCGTAGTAGAGGCTGGGCTTCGTGCGGATCACGCGGCGCACACTCTGGGCACCGTCTTCCCCGGTGGCCACCTCGAGGTCACAGAAGAGGACCATGTCCACCATGCCCAGCACGATCTTGCGCGCCTTATCGGGCAACGTCGGCACGATGCGGGTGTACTTGCCAGTCCGCGTCTCCACCTCGATCTCTTTGGCGTGCGAGATGAGGAACAACCCATAGGGCAGGAACGCAAGCTTTGTCAGCACCCGCTGGAACTCGTTGTTGACGATCGCGTAGCCCTTCCCATACGCTAGGTCGGATTCGTGCTCAACCTTAAACTTGCGCAGGATGTAGTCGGTGCAGAACTTGTAGGCGTTATCGATCGTGTCGATAACGACGGTCTTGAAGGGGTGCTTTCCCTCACCGATCTCCGCGCAAGCGTTGAGCAGATCCTCCCAAGTCTGGATCGGCGCCTGGTAGACATCGAGCGCATTGAGGCCAGGCTCGGTGGCGAGGAACAGTGCGTTGTCGGCATTCGAGCACAGCGTCGATTTGCCGATTTTCGTTTGCCCATAAACCAGCACGGTCAGATCCGCGAGGTTGGGCTTCGGTTGGGTCTTGGCAGTTGGCAGTAGTGGCATGATTTCTCCTCGATCAGAAAGCTGGGGTGACTGCGTCGGCGGTGAGAACACGGAGTTCCTCGTGCGGCTCGACGCGTTGATAGAAGTTCTCCATCACGTTGGGATTGCCGTTCGAACGGCACAACGCGAAGTAGGGACAAGGCCGCTGGTAGTTAAAGCAGAAGCTGGTGTTCTGGTAGAAGGCACCTCGCCGTCGGGCCTCGAGAAATGACTGCGTCAGCTCCCACAACTCGGCCTGCAAGACGGCGAAGCGGTCACGCGAGATATAGAGCCGCTCGCGGTGGAACATGCCAGGTTCGGCGTACTTCTCCGCCAGCCGCTGCTGAAACTCTTCGTCGGTTTCGGGGAGCTTGCGCTTGGCGGTCGTCTTGCCGGTCTTGGACTTGGCCAGCAACTCAGACCGCCGCGCTTCGAACTCCTCCTCGGTTTCGCCCTGGCTCTGCTGCAGGCGCGTCTTGACCAGGATGTTGTAGAGGATCCCCGTTATCTGGAAGCCGAAACGCTGCTCCAAATACCAGGCGTAAAGAGTGATCTGGAAGTCCGTCCACAGTCTCTCCAGATAGTCCGAACCAAGTTGTGCAGCGGTCTTGTGTTCGAGTAGGTAGTAGTCGCGGTCGATTCGAACGATGCCATCCACCTTGCCGGCCAACACGAAGCTGCGCGAAGTAGCGCCCGTTGCGGGATTCACGATCGGCATGTTCGTGAAGGTCTGTTCGAGCGCGATCACCTCGAATTCCTCCACTGCGTACAGCTCCGCGTAGCCCTTCATCATGGCGGTGGCGTAATGCCAATCCCGGCGCTGGTCCTCGTCCTGCGCTCGGCCCGCGCACCGGCGGTCGATGTGGTCGAGCACGCTCGCGAGGTCACGATCCCGATGCCACATCTCCAGGCATTCGTGGATCAGAGATCCGAAGTGCAGGTTGCGGTCACGTTCGATTGGCGCGAGGTTCTGCAGATACCGCCAGTCGACCGCCTTCCGGCAATTCCGGAAAAGGCTCCACATCGAATAGGTCGTAACCATCGGGGCCGCGCTCATCGGGCACCTCCGCTGGGTGCCAAGCCCGCTTCCTGAAATGCCTGCCGGATCTCGCCGATCATCTGGTAGATTCGCGGCCGCGACTTGCCCGTCTCCCGCCTCACCTCTGCCACCGACATCCGGCTGAGCAGCACGGCAACCTCGCGCAGGTGCTCCGGAAGTGAAGCCACAACCTTGCGCACATCCATCTGCAGTTCGATTGAGCGGGCCAATGCCGGTGCGGGCGGCTCAGCGCAGGAACTCCGCATCAGCACCCGGTCGTCGACGCCGCTGATGAACGTCGGACGTCGGCCGTTCTGGATGGCGAGACGCGCGGCACGATTTCGGACGACGCCGAAGACGAAGCCCCGGTGTTCACCGCGCCCCGACTGGTAGTGGCGGCTGCGCTTCAGGTAGTCGAGCAGCAAGTCTTGGCGCAGATCGTCCCAGTCGGCGCGAGGGAAACCGAAGGATGCGACAAGTTGGCTGGCGCGAATCCCGGCTTGCTGAAGAGCGAAGGGATCGATGGTGGCAGCGGCGGGCGTCATGACAACACCCCTGCCGGCGCAGCTTCGACGATCATCCGGAACGGCAGCCCATGCCGGACCTCGATCCGCTCGATGGTGCCGTCTTCCAGACGGGCGACCTGCTCGAAGAACCGCTCAATCGGACGCCGCAACGCGAAGTCGCTGAGCCGCGATTCCGGGCGCGGGCCATCTTCTGCATCGAGTTTCACTTCGACGAAGACCCTCGGCGCCGGGCTGAACTGCGGCTCGCCGTTGCGGATCTCCAATTCCTCGATCCGGCCGAAGTTGATCATTTGAAACAGCCGCACGAGCCGCGCGCGTTCGGGGGAGAGGTCATGAAAAGCGGTCGGGCGGATCATGCGGCGCTCTCCCCCATCCGGCTGCGGTTGCGCGCCAGGAACTCGTCAACGGCGGGGTGAGTCCGCGGCGGCCGAACGGCGGTCGGCTCAAACTCCTCGCGCCCGGTGATGCCACTGAGGTTGCGGAGCAGTCGGACGCGGATCCGGTCGAGCCGCTTCATGACCGTCCAGAGGATGTCGTCGTCGAGGTTGTGGATGGCGGCGGCGGAGCCGACCAACAAGGCAATGTCGTCAAATGAGTCGCGGATCAGGGCCTCGTGCGCCGCAGCGATCGCCGGCGGCGCCTTGGCATCCTCATTCCGCTTCGGAGGGTTCATAGCAGGTGAAGTCATTTTCGGTTTCCCTGCTACCCTTCCTGTGAACTTTCACATTCCGGAGCCGCTGACGAGCTATGCGACAGGCTATGTGCTTGAAAGGACGGGTGAAGATTTTCGCTCTCGGGTCAAATTTTTCCCTCCGGACCCCTCGCCGGAATTGTGAAGCTCACAAATGCGGCCCCGCGAGTCGGAGTTTTCCACAGGCTTGCACAGGCAGGATCCAGGCAAGAACTCGATCCTGAGTGCCATCAGGCGATTGGCTCGTGGAAATTGTTCGCCTTATGTTCGCCATGCTAAAATCGAGGCTCATGTTAATCACCACGGACTTTCCAGGCCGGTCCCCCCAGGCCCCAGCAGCTATGTAAAAACGCTTGCTTGGGTACTGCTGGCCTCGGTCCATCTAGAGGATCGGTATGCCCATGCACTTCACCCCCAAAGCGTTTCTGCGGCATGTGCCAAACGGACTGTTGCAGGACTACTTCGCGAAGCGAAGCCAACTCCAAGAAATTCAATGGGACCAGCTCTCCGAGACGGGCATCGAAGCTGTCCACGACGCCATCCTCCAACTGCCGGAGGCGCAGGTACAAGAGATCTGCGGCCATTTCCGCGCGGTTTGGGAGATGGCGGCACGCGAATACACTCCCTGGCTGATCCAGGTCGCGCGCGAGCACGGCGTCGATCTCACGGCTGCGGTGCAGAAGCAGTCGAATGCCTACAAGCGCGCCTTCCGGGTTTTCCTTGAACACCCCGCGATCTTCGAGGAAGCGAAGGCACTTGCGCACTGGGAAAACCTGCCGCGCCGATCGACCGAAAAGCGCAACGGGATGCCCAGAATGGCGCCGGCAGTGAACGAACTCACCCTTGAGCAGTTCGGTTCCACTGTCTCGCGGTACTACCAAGAGGCTCAAGGACGCGGCGAGCACTGCAAGGTCGAGCACTTCGTCCGTTCCGGCCACATCGACTTCTTCTTCGCCTATCCCGCCGACTATTCCGACACGATGATCTGCTACGAGGACGACGGCAACTTCACTCGTAAAGAATGGAAACCGGCCTTTGAAGTCGTGGTTATGTTCGATCGCAACACCGGCGCCGCGGAACTCTACGCTGAGGGCAGCGCCGACGTTCGCGAGAACCTGGCTGGCATCTTCGCGCGGACGGTCCTGGGCGTCGACGAAGTCCCGAAGCGGGTTCCGAAGCCGCCTTACGACCTGCAGCCACTGCTGAACCCGCACTTCCGTTTCCCGACACGCCCGGAAGACAACATCCTGTACATCCGCCTCAAGTCGATCCGGCTTCAGAAGTGGAACGACGACGGACGCATTATCTTCGATGCCGGCGGCCGCAACTCCCGCAAGAGCGCCCTGGAACTTGTTGCTGAGGCTCTCAATGAGGTTCGTTTGCCGCGCGACAAGTTCCGGGTGACGCAGGCCGCCTTTCAAGCGGTGTTCGAGAACGGGCGGAAGCGGCCGAAGACGGTGAATTTCACGATCACGCATCCTGCCGGCTGCTCTCTCCGCGACAGCGACGAAGATCTGACCCTCCGCCGCTGCCTCCGCGACTGGGGGATCGCAAACGATGAGTGATCTGCTCCGCGAACTCTGGTCCCGCGCCGAGTGCGAGGAGTCTGTATTTTCGGCGGAGGAAATCGAGTGGTCGCCGCCAGGGCAGTTCGGACTGCTCTGCAACCTTGGCTTGCTGAAGGAAACGGACCGGGCGACGTGGGCCCGCTGCGAGGCCTGCGGCGACGGTCACGTCGAAAACGTTGCCTGGGTCCAGAACGCCACCACCGGCAGGTCGGCGCCGTTCGTCCCGTGCCCTGAAAACGGAGGCGCCGCCGTTTCGATCGAGCGCCTCCGCCGCTGGGCCATTGACCTCGATGCGATCGCCCAGGCAACACGCCGCGCGCTCGGATTGATCGGCAATGACTCCGTCCTGTTGCCGGGGCGGGTCTGGTTTCTCGGTCGCCGCTATGTGGCAGGGCGGTTCCGCGACTTCTTCTTCGTCGGCGCCGCCCGCGAGGACACACATACCCTTTGGGAGAGGTGTCGGCAGATCGAGGATGCTCCTTCGCCGGTCATCCTAGTTCCAAGCCAGACGCCATCCGAACGAAAGGCGCCGGCCTTCCGGCTAGCTGACCTGGCCTCCATCACCGACGACCGAATTGCCATCGACCTCGATTACCTCGGGGACGCGTTGCCTAGTGAGCGTGGTGTCACTCCGGCGAAGACGATGGCCAGTTTCCCGGTACCCGCAGACGCAACTTGGGGCGATCTCCGTCTCGTGGTCCGTGAGCACACGATCATGGCGCGCCTCCGCAACCAGGAGCAGGAGTTCAGCTTTGAAGATCTCGGCCTCTCCGGAACAGACGATCGGCTGTGGCAGTTGCTTTGCGCCCTCGCACGATTGGGTGGCCAGACTCCGGCTCGAAGCCAATCCGTGTCGGAGAAGGGCGCGGCCACGTTTCGCAAGCAGGTCAGTGACCTCCGCCAGCGGCTTTCGACAGTGTTCCCAATCGACGGAGAGCCGATCCGGGCGGTGCACGGCACCGGAGGCTACCGGTGCCTGTTCCATATCAGCCTGGACCGCACTGACGGTTTTCCGGTGCAACCGGAGCGGTGGGACGAATGCCGATTCACCGAACTGCCCGATGGCCGTATCGCAATCTCCGTCCGGACCAAGGAAGTCTTCGCCGCCAGGACCGTCTCCAAAGAGACGGCGCGCCGCACCGACCTGGAGGCGGCGGAGCGCTCTGGAGTCCGAACAGAGCAGTACGACCTGCGCGCTCTCGGCCTCGCCGACCAATTTGGTCGCCCCACGGGAGAGGGGCGTGTACTGCTGGAATTCCTCCGGAATGGAGGGAAGCTGGCCCGGCGAGGCGACGACAAGGACTTACTGCGTCTCGCCAGGCACCTCAGCGACTGGATGGGCGTCGCCTCCACTCCTTTGCAGTTCACAACCAGCCGGACACTCTGGAGCACCCTATTCGAATCCTCCAGCTACCGCCTTGGGAGCAGAATTGTATGACGTGGTTCCGGGCGCGATGCCAGACGCTGCGTTCACCCCGCAGCGAAGATAGGACGTAGCTTCAAGTCTATCATTGCGTGATAGACTTGTTCCGGGAGACGGTGGAAACAACAACGTATGCTGTACGAGCGTTCCATGCATATCGAGAATCGGCTGGGTTCAGTGCTCGAACTGATACGTCACGGCGAGTACTCAACACCAAGAATTGCCGAGATGCTCGGCGTCTCCGTACCGACCGTCTCGCGTGATGTGACGGCTTTGCGACAGCGTGGGCACGACATCCGCTCAATGCGGACAGGTACTGGCTGGCGCTTCGTGCTCAACGCCAAGAAACCGCCAGTCGCTGTCATAGGAGATAATTCCGGATTCAAGGCGGCGCGAGGATGATCTTGCGCTGCAAGCAGGTTTCGGACAGAGTGCGTACGAGGTCATTATGGATGCCGCCATCATAAAACGGGTAGTTCGCGCAATCGCCGAACGGTCACAGAACGATCTCGATCAACTCGCGCTGAGAATTGTCCAAGGCGAACGCAAGGTCGGTCACAATAAACTCGCGGATCAACTCGACGCGATACTCAACCAGCCGCGTCCACGTACGAGCGGCGGGAATGCCCTCGCGGCCCTGCCGGACCGTTCGAAGGACCGCAACCTCTTCGAACTGCCGCTGAGCCGACGGCACGGTGATTCGCTCGCAACGCTCATCCCCCCAGACAGGCTCGAACACCACATGGTGCTGCCCCGCGAAACAGAGGAGCGCTTCGCCCGCATCGAGCGCGAGTTCGCAGCACGAGACCGCCTGGGAACGTTCGGCCTTAAGCCACGTAAGACCGTCCTCCTGTATGGCCCGCCGGGTTGCGGCAAGTCGCTCGGCGCGAACCGCATCGCGTGGAACGTCGGCCTGCCCCTCATGAAGGTGCGCTTCGACGCGATCATCTCGTCGTACTTTGGGGAATCCGCCGCCAACCTCCGCTCACTCTTCGTCGCTGCGAAAGAAAAGCCATGCGTCCTTCTCCTAGACGAGTGCGACTTCATCGCGCGCTCGCGAGTCACTAACAAGGACATCGGGGAAGCATCACGCATCGTCAACACCCTCCTCCAGCTTATGGAAGAGTACGACGCTCCCGGCCTGCTGGTAGCAACCACGAACATCGAGACATCGCTCGACTCCGCGCTCTTCCGGCGCTTCGATGATGTCTTCACCGTGCCACCTCCCGGGCCGGTACAGATCGAGCAACTCCTGCGCATGACGCTCTCCGCCGTGAGCGTCGCCGAACCCTTTGACTGGCAAGCTATCGTCCAGGAGCTCAAAGGAGCATCCGCCGCGATGGTCGTCAAAGCCGCCCGCGATGCCGCCAAGACCGCCGTGCTCCAGAACCGCAAGACCGTCACTGACGCAAACGTCCGCGAAGCAGTCGCTGAGTTACACATCAACGAACACAAGGGATAACGGATGCCGGGAGACCATAACTTCGAGCACCTGCCACTCGTGTTGCGCGACTACGGACGCGCAAAGCTCCAAGGGGGCGGCGACACCGCGCCACAGACCGTCGCAAATAGGAACGCGCGCCAAGCACACACGACGACGCTCACCAACGCCGCGCAAACCTTCAAGAACAACTGGCAGACCATCAAGGCCGAGAGTGCACAACGTGGCGTGCCCATCATCCCGCAAGGTGTCCCACTCCTCCTGCAAGTCGACCCGGGACTCGACCTTGACGTCCTGCGCGAAAAGTTCGAATTCGAAATCGTCGCGGAGCAAGAAGAAGGTTATGTCATCGTCGCCGCCGAAGACATTGAGCTCACCCTATTCCTGCAAATGGTGAACGCGTTTGCCGTCCAGGTTCGCGGCTCAGCGAAGATCGCTGAAATCCACCGACTCTTCGACGACCCTGCCGACCGCCTCCGGCGCATCCTCTCCGAACGCCTCCAGGAGATATGGGGGACGATTCAGGACGCCCAAATATTCATCGTCGACATCGGCATCGCCTGCTCCGGCACCAAGGAGATCCCGAAGCTTCGACCCCGCGGAACGCGGATGACGGAGGCAGATTGGGCCAAGCGCGTCGCGGAATGGTCGCAGGCGCGCGCCGACGCCTACGAGTCATGGGACACCGTAAAGCAAGTGCGCGAGAACGAGATCGAGCAATTCGCAGCGCACTACGAAGCCGAGATCCTGCACCTCGTCGACGGCGCGCCGTTCGACGCCGCAGTCCTCCCCGACAGCTTCACAATCCGCATCAGAATCTCAGGACGAGGACTCCGAGACTTCGTCCTCAACTACGCCTACATCTTCGAAGTCACCGAACCAGAAGAGATCGCCCTCCCACAACTCCCGAGAGATGCACCACCGAGCGAGCCACCACCCGTCGCTCCAATCGCGCCCCCCGAGAACGCTCCAGCGGTCTGCGTTATCGATAGCGGCATCCAAGAAAACCACATTTTCCTTCAACCGGCAATCGACGCACCCGTATCGCACTGCTTCCTGCCAGGGCAACCGTCCACGAACGTGGGCGACTTCGTGGCGCCCGGAGGGCACGGCACGCGCGTCAGCGGCGCAGTCCTGTACGGCGAGACCATTCCGCCGAACGGCACGCCACAGCTTCCCTTCTGGATTCAGAACGCCCGTGTTCTCAACGACCAGAACAGGATGCCCGAGGAACTCTTCCCGCCAGAGGTCCTCCGCGCCGCCGTCGAGCGCTACCATAAGGGGCCACGGCACACGAGAATCTTTAACCACTCCATAAACGCCTACGGGTACTGCCGCACCCGGTACATGTCCGCGTGGGCTGCCGAAATCGACTTTCTGAGCGCGACCTACGACGTCCTCATCGTGCAAAGTGCCGGGAACATCCAGAGTACCGGACCCGTTCCATACATTGGTATCAAAGATCACCTCGACGCCGGCAGAACGTACCCCGGGTACTTGACCGAAGCATCCGCGCGTATCGCGAACCCGGCACAGAGCCTACAGGCCCTCACGGTCGGCTCCATCGCTTACGGCGACTTCCAGCAAGACGGATGGCGGACCTTCGGAGAAGAAGACGGCCACCCCTCATCCTTCTCACGGTCAGGCCCGGGCATCTGGAACGTCATCAAGCCCGAGGTCGTTGAGTACGGCGGGGACGACTGCAGGACCGCCAATAATCCCGTGGACGTGCGCTCCGGGGGCATCGCTGCAGCATGCCCGGAACTCGTGCGTTCCACCATGTACCCTCCCGGCCCCGCTTATGACCGGGATACTATCGGCACCTCTTTCGCTGCCCCCAAAGTCGCTCGCATCGCCGCACGACTGCAAGCCGTCCTGCCGGACGAACCCACGCTGCTTTACCGAGCGCTCATCGTGCAATCTGCGCGCTGGCCAGGATGGGCAGAACAGTTGATGACGCAGCTCCGCCAAACGAATGACCAAGGAGAGCGGCAAGCCCTCATCGATCAGGTCTCGCGCATCATCCGCTACCTCGGGTATGGCCTCCCTGATGTGGGCCGCGCGAGCACGAACTCTGACCACCGCACGACCTTCATCACTACCGGCGCAGTCGCGATCAAGCCGTACGAGGCGCACATCTAC